CTAGTCCGTATACCAAGTTGAAAAGATGACAGCGCCCGCTCTTAGGGAAAAGTACTCCCCAGCCAAAGCTGAGGAGGTTATAAAAACCCGACCGGAACGCATAGTTAGTACTAACGCATCTATATCAACTTTGGCAAACGCCAAAACCGGAACACTCAATTGTGTCCGGACCCACCACTGTCCAGTGGGTTTTGTTTGTTCTCTCGACTAACGCAGTTAGAACCTAGCTCGAATCATTTTATAGATTGATTAAATCTGTCCTATTATAGATTGGACAATCTAATGTTTATACACAATCATGTGTGTGATCTTATTATAGTGTAATCACTGACACTAGCATACACATTTATACAGCAATAGCCGGCACCGCATCATAATAATACAGTGTTGGACAATTGAGGAAAAATATGAGATTGTAATCAGTCCCTGCTGAGCAATACAAATAGTTAATACTTTTTGAATTCGCTGTGGGTTCTGATGTTGGCATTCTTTCAGCACTTAAGTGGATACCATCTCGGGTCGTATCATCTACAGATGAACCTAAAGTACGTGTAGTCACGGAGTTTGACAAAAATTTAAATCGGGAGTACATTGGAGCACTCAAATTTAAAGAGGATTGTGTGGATACAGTTGTTACTGCTATGCCACTCATACCTGTAATGTCACTCACTGTGATCTCACGTGCAATTTCATTCTCATTGAGAGTTGTACCACTTGAGGATCCTGCGAAACTCGCAGAAAGTGCATTTGCATCTTTATCCATTCTGCCTAATGTCACAACCATATTATCATTACTATAGTTGTTGGCCGTCCAATTTATGGCTCCTCTGTTTCCTACAAAGCAAACTGAGAACCAAGTTATCGAATTCCATGGCACATAGTTGTAACTGACATTAGCAGTATTGGCATTATTCCTTGCTGAATGAATTCCATTGGGATCATACCCAGGGTAGAGTGGCAATCTCCGACGCTCCATTGAGTGAACCATGCGACTAACAGCTGTTGTTGTCGCATTATTTGAATAAACTTGTTCTTTCGCTGTTCGTCGCATCAATGTCCGTAGAGATTCCACTTTTTCACCCATGTAGACTAGATTTATCTCATCGTATGCATTGGATGGTCGCACTCCCATCTCCATTTTGTTTGAATAGTCGTCATCATATGAAACTTCCTTCGATTGGACGACATAAGGTGAAAATCTATTATCGATTTGTTTTGGGCCAGCAAATTCAAGATTTGGGCATCCTCGACAAAAGACAGCCATTACAACATCTGCTGATGCAACTGGTGAAGTTTGTTGTGTTAAAACACGAACAACTATAGTACCGTTTGACCAAGCATTATTTGTTATCACATCTGTAAGAGGTGTATATGGTCTGAATCTCTTGTCTTCTCCACTAGTCGGCAAATATGCAGTAGGTTGAGTGTATGGTACAATAAATGAAACATCTGAATCCTCAGTAATATCAACAATTTTTGTATAAATTTCTGTTGTGTTATCTGAATTAGTTGAAATATCACTATGTGGATCCCAAGATATACGCACTCTTCCCCTGTGGTAAGCCGAAGCTAAGAATTTAAATCGAAATTCAATATCTCCTCTCCAATAATCAAACGTTTGTGCGACCATGTCCATTGGTGTTGGGTAATGCAAATAACCTCCTGTGGTGGCGGCAGCATTAAAAATTGTTGGTTGGACACGTGCCGCAAAAAGTTGATGATCAACTGGATGGGCCGCTTGCCAGAATGATGACACTAGGAAAGCCTCTCGTGAAACGAATTTCGATATTATTAATTCATCATCTAGATCAACACCGCAAATGCGGGGATCAATAGATAATTCATTTTTTGAATCTAGAGTAGCTTTCTCTATCGGAGTGCCAATATCTGTGGAAGCAAATTGTGGGAAAGGGGCTGATCTGAAAGCATGAACGTCATCAATAACGGGAACATTGGTGTAACCGAAAAGAGACGCTATGTTTGAAGCCGCATCTGCTGCATAAGAGGTCGCAGTCATGAACGGGCCTATAACGGGTAAATTACCCAAAAGACCTGTTGCTCTAGCAATAGCTGATGCTGGCTTGGAGATCGTACCCTCGTGTTGGTATTCGTCGTTTTTATGTTTCGACTTAACAGCCTTTTTTGAAAAATTCTTCTCTTTAGATTGAACGGACAAACTCAAGGTAGGTCCGGCAATCTCAACATCCTCTGCCCATGCATAGGTCTGGATAGTACATCCAGTACCAGCAATGCCATTTGCAGTGCGCAATGCGGCTAAGGATCCGAAGTAAATTGTCCCCATATCTTGAAGATCTGTGGCAGATGTTGCATCTAGCCACTCTTTATGATACAGAAAAGGCAATGTCAGGTTGGCCCCCTGACTGGTTTGTGGATACAAATAACAATGAGGTCTTTGCGATATGCAAGTGTATTCTTGTAACGCGCTCGATATAACAATAGGAGCGGGATTGAATTGTGTCAATGGTTGATACGTTACCAATATACCAGAATAGTAAAATGGTGACGCATTGATGACAAATTTCAATTTCAGATTGCATTTCAACATGTAGTAATTATCTAGTTTTCGCTTTATGGCAGCCTTATTAAAAAATAGGTGCCAAGGTTTGAAATTGTTTGAAGCGATATCTAGTGTATTGCCTACAGACCATGTCGTTGTATTAATGAGAACGGGACGCTTCAAGAAGTTTCCCAATTCAACATTTTGTGAGGTATCACCGCGAAGATAACTCACGTCGTGGGTCAATTTGACATCCATCCCTGCGGACATGTCGGAGTAACCCACATTCTCCTGTTGGACCATATCTGATCCCTCAGTTTCTTCACCCATTTGAGTTTCTTTGCTTTGTACGATCATATCAAACTGCAATCCTTTCGGAGAGATTGACATTCGTGGTGAAGCTGAGTAATGGCGTTCCCGGCTCTCAGTGACTTGTCTTCGCAGAATCGGCACATTAAGTCGAGGTATTCCATTTCTTGTTTGTGTTTCAGCCGCAGTGACCCAATGATCATCCCTATGGGGACGAAGATCAAGATCACCACGGCACATAGCGCAACAGCCCTGCGCCACAAGCATGTCTTCCTGTGTGGAAGTAGTGGTTCGTGTAAAACATTTACCAGACTACGATTACAACGTGGGGATAAGCCTATACTCCCACGAGGTGTTTTTTGATTTGAGCCCAGCCAGACTCTTCCCTAAATAGGGACTTTGGGGATCGCCCTGGCGAGTTTTTCATTTTATATCCATTCTCACTTTCAAATGGAAAAACATAAATCACGTAAAAATGCAGTAAATATACAAAACGTGCTATTTTGGTTTATCTGTTGGACGGTAGCACCCGCCCATACGATTGCGTGAAATCACGCAATCGATTTGATCCTCTTAGAATTGATCCAGAACTCATCTTTGAGTGCGTCAAATGTAGGAAAAGTGGATGGGAGAACCCAATCCTCTATATCCAATTGTCGCATCAAATTTTTGAGCATAAGGACCTTTTCTTCAAAGATCTTTCTACCGTAAAAGAAGTACTCTCGAGCCGCCGTTGAAATGACAGCGAGAGCTTGCTCCTCTTCGGAGATTTGTTTTGACCTAACCCAGGTCATGAGCATCTTTTCTATGGAATCATGTTCCAAGGGTGCAAGATGAGAACCCACCTCTTCGTCATATCTCCAAGAGCGCTTTAAAAAAGACGCTTCGTCAATATGGATAAAAGGAAT